TTATATTTTAAAATGGATATTTCATCTATTGCTATATCAGAAGAATCAGTACTAAGAAGGATGCCATCCAATGGTATTATTCTTCTGAGATTGGATGATCCTCTCTCAAGATTGCTTAGATTTTTCTCTTGTAATCCTCATGATTATACTGTAGTAGGTATACTGAAGGGTAACAATATTATTCTCTTTAATATTTACGATACTAATGTACCTGTCGTTCTAAGTCCTATATTATCATCTCCTGACCCTTTGAACAGGCTATTCCAATCATCCATTCTGAAAGAAGTTATAGTGTACCCATTGAACATTATAAATGTAAATGTCGATTTTATTATCAGTACTATATTGACATCCATTCCTTCCACTGATAGTACTGCTTTGTGGCTATCCAATATGTTGATAGGACCATCAGATAAAATTATATATAATGGATACTACGTTGTTAATAAATTCTTATCTATTCTTTATCCAGATGATCCTAATATTATATTATCATCACACTTTGTTCTTCGAATTAAGGAATTAGGAGATCCAGTCAATATAGATTTATCTCTCTATTCAAGTAACAACAGAAAGTTTACTACCAATTCTTCCAATAAATTATCATTTGGACCTAAGATAATATTAACATCAAAAGAATCTTCTGGAGAACTCTTGACAAAAGAGATATCAAGAATAATTAGTATCTTTAGTGAATTAATACAACAAAATAATGCAGATCATTATGAACACCAAGATAATTTATATCGTGACATTGGTAATATATTGGATTTATTGAGAGAAGACATACAGAGTATCGATAAGGATATTCCATCTTTTCATCTCAAGGAACTTCTCATTAAATTTAACCAGTTAATTACTAATGATAAAAGGAAGATGTTAGGAGGATATCATCTATCTATTCCGCAAAAACTCGACACTCTTTCATATATTGTTCTTCCTAAATCCGACGTCATAAGTATAATGAATGATCCTTCTAAAATTATTATTCCTATGGGGATGGAAATACCCACGCAAGCTAAACTAGCTGATTTATCATCAAAGCAATTAGAAGAATTGCTCGTATATTTAGATTCAATCAGTACTTTCGATGGAAGATTTATTGGATTACAAGAAAGTATTGTAAAATTAATAGCAAAGAGAATCTCTTAACGAGAGATTCTTTAATTAAAGAGTATATCACATTTTTTAAAAAATGTGATTTAAAATATACATACAGTATCCATATTATTTTCGATTAATTAGTATATGGTGTTCATTTGGAAATGTTCGGAAGTAGTTTCTCTGAACTTGTAACAAAATATTCTGAAACATCCAGGACAGAGTCATCAGATAGTGTTCTTGAATTAGAAGCTAAATTTGGGTACTACGATACATATAAGTTTGTTAGTTCTGTTAGGTGGCACCAATTCAATAGAGTAAAAGAGATATTATTGAATCTAGGGCTTTCTCCTATAGAAGAGATTGGGACAGATTTTCGATATGAGGAAAGAGATTCTGCTGGAACAATTAGAAGTATTCGAGAAAGAAGGATAATAAAAGGTCCCAATAATACTTCGGGAACTACCTTATGGCAGATCAAAAGTAATTATATTAATATAGATAGTCAGGATTATGGTATCCGTCTTTCTTTGAATAATGAGGTTAACATATCTCAACCGACAGGGTTATCATCAAATAACATACAATCCATTAGAAGTCGAAACAGAAAATCGTTCCTCATCGACAATGGTCTGTCAAGAATAGATCTTACCGAAGTAACAAAGAGTGAACCAAATCACTCTGATCCTAGAAAAAGAGGAGAACGAGTTATTTATGAGATAGAAGTTGAATACGTCGGAACACCGGATAACGTTGATAAGTTTGATAAGACAATCGCGAGAGTTTTTACTTGGGTGAATGACACTCATAATCTCTATACAATAAATGAAAGGGATAGACTTGCCAATGATATTTCGTCTCTTTTGTACGGAAATTATAGAGAACTCGGAAGAGATCTCTTCGTTCAGGCAAGAAATCTCAGACAAATGGATCTGGTGTATGGAGGTCTTGTTGGGAATAATAAAACAATATACACCGTGACGTACAAGACTGATGGAATTAGGAAGTTATTAGTCTTTCATAGTTCTGGTATTTGGTTAATATATCCACCTTACGAATATAATCTGGTATTTAGAGTGGATGTAGGAGAATTAAACGGTACTATATTCGATGGTGAACTCCTTCCTCTTGATAAACGAAAAGATGGAGCAAATCGAGCAATATATTGGTTCTGGATCTTTGACACATTGTCTTTCTACGGTAATTCTCAATTTAAGAAGGGAAATAATAAGAAACATAATCCATCTCAACTTCCTCACGGTACAAGAATTAAGTTAGCTAAATTACTCATCGAATCACCAAACAACAATGATCTTTTCAAAGGAAATACATTGTATATCAATGTTAAGGAGTTCCATTCTCTCAATACGGTAGAAGATTTTTATAAGTGGAACTCCATTCTTCTTGATAAAAGCGATGAATTACCATATGAGACTGATGGACTAATATTCACACCAGAAAGTACTGTATATAATCCTCGTACAGAGGAGAAATATAGTATGAAACAACGAGTTCTCACAGAACATCCTGATATCTGTAAGTGGAAACCTCTCAAGAAGTTAACCATCGATTTTATGATAAGGATACTTCCTGATAATAAAATACAACTGCTCGTTGGTAATAAGATCACATTCAAAGGTTCTGATAATATCCCATATGTCGATGCTGTCGATGTTAATAATGAGAAGTTAATAGGAGTACCCACAGGCACAGTAGTTGAATTTATGTGGGACATCGATAGAAAGCTCTTTGTTCCTATTAGATTAAGACCAGATAAACTATCTCCTAATAGAGAAGCTGTTGCTGTTGATAACTGGATCCTCCTAAATGATCCATTAGATGAAGCAACCATGCGAGGTCAATCGTTTACTTTACTTCGCAGATATCATAATAGTATTAAGAGATCTCTAATCGTAGGTCTTCAGAAACTACCACAGAAAACTCTCAAAATATTAGATATTGGTAGTGGTCTTTTTGGTGATGCAAGTAAATTTGCTTCTCTTAAAGATAAACTACAACAGATTGTCTTAGTTGAACCTAATCCATCATACCAAGAGGAATTAAACAGAAGAATAGATGTTTATGGTTTGAGGAAAAAGACAATTGTTGTTCAGACCAAAGGGCAGAATAGTAATGAGATATTTAACGATACTACTATTCTGCCCAATAGTTTTGATGTTATTACTCTAATGTTGTCCCTTAGTTTCTTTTGGGAATCATCAGAGATACTCGATGGTCTCGTTGAAACGATACAGAGGGGTCTTAAGATTGGTGGTACTATTCTCTTTCTTACTATTGATGGTGATATTGTCTCTCAAGTATTTAATCCAATATTTGGTGGTACAACTTTCAAAGAGCTAATATTAGGATCTGTCTGTACAATTCAATATGACTGGACCGCTGGTTCAAACAAAATATTCATTGACATTAAGGACTCTATTGTGAGAAATCAAGAGGAGTATTTAGTAAGATTATCTGATCTCACAATAAGACTAAATAAATATGGTTTTATTTCTAATGAAATTTATACTGCTGATACAAATAAGTTCTTATCGTCGGCTGAATCTTTATTTACCTCTTTATTTAGCTTTGGATCTTTTCAAAGAGTTGGAATGAGTAAAATACCTGTTCTCATTCCAACCACTTCAGTACCTACTGGTCCTATATCTATAACTCAGGGTACCGCTTCTAAAATAATATCTCAATCAATACAGGGTCAACAAATACAGGGTCAACAAATACAGGGTCAACAAATACAGGGTCAACAAATACAGGGTCAATCAATACAAGGTCAATCAATACAAGGACTATCTCCACAATTAACACAAGGTCAATCAATACAAGGACTATCTCCACAATTAACACAAGGTCAATCAATACAATTAACACAAGGACCATTATCTACTGATAGATCGTTTTTACAAGGAATACCAGTGATTCCTGTCACAAGAAGACCAGATCTTAAAGCAATTAATGATGATACATCATTACCATTAAGTTGTACATGGTTTAATGGTCGTCTAAGAAGAATAGCAACTATTGGAGACGGTAACTGTTTTGTTCATGCTGTCTGTAAAGCTTTCTTCATTCCATATCAGAATGAAGAAAGTTATGGTGAACGTGTTAAGTTTGTAACATCCGTTAGAGCAGATATGGCTTTTGCTCTAACGGCTAAGTCTGATGTTTATCCTAATTATACTTATTACGAAGTATCGGGAGAAGCCGGTTTTATTAGATTAGTTCTTCAAGAAATACTTAATCCAAGTCTTATAACTCAACTTCGAGTTGATTTTACATTAAGAGGATTACAAGCGTTATTTAATTCTAGTGCTAATTTAGGAGATGAAGTTTACGCTTATGCCGCCGATATTCTCGGAATAGATATCTTTGTAGTTAGAGGAACTAATCAAGATATCTATCCTCATCTTGATACCTCTCATCAGGAAAGTAAACGTAAATGTGTTGTTATTGTTGGAAATACTTTTCATTATGAAGTTGTCGCAGTCGAAACGATAAATGGTCTGCAAACCTTCTTTGATTATGACGATCCATTCATCGTAGAATTAAAGAGAATATTTAGAAATGCAGAACCAGAGAAACCACCAAGATTTGATCCAAAGAATGTTATTAATGGATATATTTACAATGATTTAGCCAATAATCTTGGTGTTATACAGATACCTCCTGTATTAAATAAGATGGATCCAAATGAACCAATAGTTAAATTAATTAGGAATTATCCAAATAATTAAAAAATAATACTAATTAATTCTTCTTGTTCGTTAGTCAGAAGAGACAAACACACTTTTATATTCAAGGCTTGATATCCTACCTGAAGAGAGATCATCTTGAAATAAGGAAAATATTACATATTATTCGGATATGTAATATTATTAAAATGGTAAATAAATATATACTTAGTATAATGGCTATCTAGTATTATAATGACTATCTACTAAACAGAAATAGTAAATAGTCATTATAATGGCTATCTAGTATTATAATGGCTATCTAGTATTATAATAGCCATCATACTAAGATATCTATTGTTACGTTGACCTGTTTTAAATTATGTTGAACTAGTGCTCGATTCTATATTAACATAAAAATTATTAATACATAACTAAATGGAAGCCTCACGTAAGATATACGATTTAGGTGTACGAAATAATGAACCTCTATACTGGAGAAACTTTGATATCTTTCCTATGGTAAGAATCTTTACTATTGGAGATGGTTCTTGTCTTCTTCATGCGGTAGCTAATAGTTTCTATATACCTTATCGGACAGAATCTTTTAATGGTGTTGGTATAAGAAGATCAGAACTTATTAGAGATTTACGTAAAGAACTGTCCACTAAATTGTCACTTCCTTCTGATCCGTTATATCCTAATGGACCTCTTAATTATGATTTATTAGCGGGTGGTGTTCTTTCAACAATGCTTGGTAAGGAGAATCCTGAAGAGTTTGGATTAAAAGCTATGATGGAAAGACTCGCAGATCCAAGTAAAGAGATTACCTTTGAATATATGGAATTCATATCTAATCAGCTTAATAAAGACATTTACTTTCTCGATAGTAAAAGTCAGGACGTCTATCTTACTGAAATAGATGATTCGTATTTGTATAAAGGAAGAGAGTCTGTTGTCCTTCTTTACATAGAAGGAATAACTATTGGAGGTATCACAGGAATGGGACATTTTGAACTGATTGGACTAAGAACGAATGAAGGCATAGCTACCTACTTCCGACCTGATCATGAATTTATATCTTATATTCAAAACAGAATTCGTATAAAGACAACATCAAAGAAGAGTGCTTCTGATCCTAATATCAGAGATATTACTCTTTGATATTCTTTTTCAAGAGAATTCGTATAAAAACAATATTAGAGACATCTCCCTGATCTTATATACCATGAATGTTATTATACTTAATTATCGGATTAAGTATAATTAAGTATAATATTATTTTTCTCCGTGATAAATCATAAAGAAAACTAAAAATTATCCAAACAAAATGTCCTCCGATCCTCCAATAGTTTTAGCTCATTTCACTGAAGCCTATACATTTAGATCAACAGCTGAACTTCTCCGAAATGTTTGTACAGTAGCTAATTTTATCTTTAGTCCTGATAAGATTAAAGTAGCAAAATCCGGCTCTGATAATTCAGCACTCACTATATGGGAAATAAATACTAATGAACTTACCAAATATGAATATAATGCTTACGATGATGATGGTCAACAGCTGAAGGAATTTAGTGCTGGATTCAATACTTCGGAGTTAAATAATAAGACCAAGATTATTGGTAAGAAGGATGGCATGTTTCTTTACATAACTCCCGGTAGTAATCAATTCACTGTTCAAATCATATCAGGTAAAACAAGACCGAATGCTAATTATGTTCCAATTATCGAGGAACCTGTTCAGGAATATGAGATACCTGAATACATTCGAAAAGAAAGCGATCCAAATATAAGAATACCTGCGACTGATTTTGCCAAAATGTGCTCTAATATGGTCAGCACTAAATGTACCATGGTTAAATTCATTGGATATCCTAATGGTGTTAAATGTATAGGATTGTTATCAAGTCAACAAACAGGAAGGGTCGATCATTTTGGAACATGTTCCTATGTGGATACGCAGACAAAAGGTAATCTCGATGAGCTATTTCAATCATTATCTTTTGACAATATTAATGTTGAAAGTAAACCCAGTGGTATAAAGATCGTTCTCAAATCACAGGAAGATCTTAATAGTATCACCGTTAAAACTGCTCCTCTTATCAAAGCAATGAGTCGATTTAATAATCTCTCTGTTTCTGGAGTTGTTAAGCTATACATTCAAGAAAAGAAACCCCTCAAAATTCATATTAATATTGGAACTTATGGAGGACTCACTATTTTCCTTAGAGATATGAGTCAACCAATATAAAAACTTTATAATATATTATGATTTGATATATTAAATGTGGATCTCCTTGTTCTTTCTTTTCCTTATTGTTATTATAGTATTATCGATGATATGTCAGGTTAACATGAATGAAAGAGACTACATTATTAATATTAAGAAAAATCTAGATAATATATCTCATAGGTATCATAGTCACAATAGTACTGGTGATGAATTACAGTATAATCTTATTATTTCAAAGAAAGAAGTTTACACAGAGAATCATCGGAATATATATCTCGTTCTCTGGAACGAGAAAAGTAAAAGATATTATGATAACAATACTATCATGTATGCTGCGATACATGAATTAGCTCATGTAATATCTCCTAGCCATGATCATCAACCGCCTTTTGATAATGTAGAAAGATCATTATTCCATATTGCAAAAGAACTAAATTATTATGTACCTACTGATTCATTAGATCCAGACTATCCCTGTAGAGATTGATTTAAAAACATCGGCGAGTTAATATAAATTAATATAAAGTAAAAGTAATTTCAAGGTAGTGGAATGTCTCGGAGATTTGGAAAGAAACGTCCAAAGAAGGAAGATCCAGATAATGGTCCTTTCACTTTATATAGTCCTCACACGAAGAAAAGAAATTGGTATTCCATATATACTCCACAATATAATCCTTATCTTAATTATTACCAAGTTGTCTCTATAGATCCTGCTACTGATAACTATGCTTTTCGAATCGAGAGAAGATATAATAATGGAAAGATAGAACCAATTGTCTTTGTGAAGATGAATTTCACGCAGGTTAGTCTCGATAAGAAAAATAATGGAAATGATAACATTAATGAAACTAGTTCTGATGGTAGTAACTTACTTTGTACTTTGTATGATAATATCACAGATTTCCTTATGAAATATAAGGAAATCTATCCTTACTGTCATTACATTATCATTGAGAGACAACCACCTATTAATCACAAAACGGTTAGGATAGGTCAACATACCTTAACAATATTATCAGGTTTATCGAAGGATCTCGGTTTATTACCTATTATTGTTGAAGTCGATCCCAAAGTAAAAGGAAGTCAACTCGGTGCGCCAAAGAATATAAACGAGAAGGGCTTGAAGGCTTGGGGAGTTGAAAAGGCAAAAGAAATACTTGCATATCGAGGAGATAAGATTAGTCTTGATGTAATAGAGAAGTATAAGAAAAAAGATGATCTATCCGATACAGTCATTCAAATAGAAGCTCTATTTAAACTGTGGAATATTCTCAAAAATATCTCTACACCATTAATATTAATTTCTCCCACTATCAAAGATCAGGAACATAAAGATATCCCTAAGAATACATCAAATATTAAATTAACTCTTCTTCCAGCGATTCCTCAAACTAAAATTAAACTTGTATAATATATCCTATATAAAAATAGAAAAATGTCTGATACTCATTCCTCAGAGAAAGAACTATCTAGTCACACTGATCCTAAGATTATTGGTCCAGGAGGATGGTCTGCAATACATGTTGGAGCAATTAATGCTAAAACACTGGAAGAGAAGAAGGATTTTATCAAATGGATGAAGAAATATTGTGAAACGTTTAGATGTCATAACTGTAGTCAACATTGTACTAAGTATATTAAAGAACACCCCTTAGAAGATTTCATTGATGAAGATGTTGGAATGTTCAGATGGTCTTGGTTATTCCATAATGCAGTTAATAGTAGACTTGGTAAGAATCAAGTAGATTGGGATACAGCATATAATATGTATACAGATCCCAATTCTATGATTTGTTTTAAATGTGGTGATAAAGAAGGAATATCAGAGGTATCTAATGCCAAATCAGGAGATGGATCGGACACATTACATGATATAAGTAGGAAAGCTCCCAATCTTATACAAGTAACTTCTAAATCAAAACCAAGTAATGATACTAAGTTTAAATTCGTCTCTCGACATTAAACACTATCATGATGAAATATTACATTATTTCTAATAATGTAATATTTTGACATATTATATATACCGGTTATACAATGTATAACCGGTATATATAATATACAATGTATATTATTCCACTAATTATCATATCCAATGCTTAGTAACAGTCATAATGGTTAGATAGTATATATACCGGTATATATACTATATATTATTCTACTAATTATCATGTCCAATGCTTAGTAATAGTCATAATGGTTATACATTGTATATACCAGTTATACATTGTATATACCAGTTATACATTGTATATACTATCTATTACTTAGTAATAGATATAATGGTTAGATAGTATGTACTAGATAGTTTTTAAGAGAGCAATATTATAATGTGCTCCTATTAGATATGTTCCTTCTATGATTAGAATCGAGGAACATATCACGACAAAAATCTCTCTCATTTAATCTGTTAAACTCATTCCCTCTTTTCTTCATTATATTAAGATATTTCCTATACATTAATTTAAGTTGGTGTATGTTCTCTTTGTACCAAAATCTAAAATGTGTTATTTCTTTCATCCTTATATTATGTTGTGTAAGGGATTCAAAGAGAATTAGATCAGAGGTAGTAATAAAAGACATTATCTTTATTATTTAGTATGTATATACATTTATATATACATTTATATAAGTTATAATTCGTTATACTATAACGAATTATATTACATGTTTTTTTAACTAAATTGCTGTAATTGACCATTAATGCCACCATTCATCGGAACTGTTCCGATGAAATTACTCATCATGTCCGCTTGACTCTTGAAACTATTCAATGGAGGAATACTAGGAGTTCCACCTTGTATCTTTTGTTGCATTAACATTATATTTGGATCTTGGTACATTTGACCTTGGTATGGATTCATTTGTTGTCCTTGATATTGTGGTTGTGGTTGTCCTTGAGTTGATTGTTGATATTGGTTAACTTGTTGACCTTGACTTTGCCCTTGATAAGGATTCATTTGTTGAACTTGACTTTGCCCTTGATAAGGATTCATTTGTTGACTTTGTCCTTGAGAAGTATTAACTGTGTTAATAGCATTCCCAATTCCAGCAAATGTTGGAGTATTGGATGAATCAGAAACCTTATTTTGTGATTGCTTATTCTTCTCTTTATCAATGAGATCTTGTCTCTCCATAGTAAGAGAAGCAATTCTGTCAGAAATAGATTGAACAAGATCAGGTTTTTCCTTCGCTAATGAATCAGAAGTCGCTGCCTGTCTATTTGAAGTACTTCTCTTCTGTGGTGGTTTAGTAATCACAGCACTAAGAAGCTTAATCTGAATAGAAGCACCTTTTCCACCACAGTAAATAGTCTTGAAGTTAATATATGGAATGAAAGAAACTTCAACACCTTGCAATACAGGCCATGCAATTCCATCTTTACTTCCTGGTTGGGTAAAAAGAGTCTTCTCTTCAAAGTAACCTGAACCCTTCTTCAATAACTTGAGATAGATACTAGGATTTCTTCCTTCGATCAATGCACCAGTAGCTTTCACACGTGGAAAATAAAGAGGATGTTTAAGACCGGTAGCTTCAGGTTGAGTCTTATTAAAGTTGAACATTCTAACAGGGGCTTTGTGAACATCAAGACCTTCGGCTGCACACTTGAATATATCATTCATCAAGGTAACAAACTTCATGATATTCACGTTATTCTTATCAAGATCGATAAGAATGGAATATTCCATTTTACCACTGAGACCAGTCTTACTAATGATACCAGTTGGCGAATAAACTTCGGGTCCCTCAAAAGAAAACTCATTCAACCTAGGAGAAATAGGTATTCCAAAATTATACTGGATAGGAATCTCATAGTATTTCATTGGAGCAGATGGAGCTTGACCTGGAATTGGAGGTGGAGCGGGAATAGTCCTCTCTTCAGGAGGAAAAAAGACTATATTAGCGAGAACCACTTCATCATATTGAAGCAACTTAGTAATGTTGTTTTGTTCGGGTGTTTGGATGATTGCTTGATTGTTTTCCATTTGGGTTTCGTTTGAGATTGGGTTTTCGTTTGAGATTGGGTTTTCGTTTAAGTTGGTTTATTGTGTATGTGTGTTATTATACCTAATCTTTCAATGATTATTACTATAATCAATATTATGTATTATTTGGTAATATTGATTATAGTAATTTATAGGAACAGAATGGATGATTAAATGACATCCATTATAACTAGATTATTTTCCTTTCCTCTCAGCCTTGTGTGTAGATTGATACTTCTACTACTCGGATGGTCACCGATGAGTGAATCTGTTGTAAACCATTTATATAAAACAAACAGAGGAATAGTTCTATTCTCACATTCATCCTACTGGGACTTTATCATAATGGCTTTATATGATCTATCATATCCCGAATTTCATAGAAAATTGTATGTTCTCATAAAACCACAACCATTTGTTTATTGGGGATGGCTTTTACGACCGTTGGGAGGTATTCCAAGTTCTCGCTTAGAAGATACTCATTCTGGTCTTGTCGATAGATTAGTAGGAATGTTCGCAGACAAAAATAAAGATTTCCTCTTATTATTATCACCGAAAGGTTCTCTTCAGAAACTACCATGGAGATCTGGTTATTATAATATTGCAAAGAAATTAAATTGTCCTATCATAGTAGGTGGTATCGATTACAAGGATAAAGAAATCAGAATAGAAGGTTTCTATTCTGCCGATATTCCCAGAGAAGAATTAGAACCTATACTTCAGAAAGCAGTGAGTACGCTCATTCCATTATATCCGTCTGGAGAATGGCTCATTCCAATAACAGAGAATCAAACAGTAATTGAGTGGTCTATGTTAAGATATTCTTTCATCTTATTTATGACAATAATACTCATAAAATATTTTTAAAAAGTTATAATAATAAAACTGGTCATCTGTATGACCAGTTTATTCGTATATTTTACTTCGTTTTTTACTTACATCTCAGTCTGGTCCAATAGTACTAGTAGGTTGTATATTTTCTGTCGGTACATTACTTTGAGGAGGATTTATATTAGGAAGAGATAATCCTAAACTCTGTAAATTAAGTGACCCTAATGGAACATTACCAGAAGATCCAGGAACTAAACCTGTATTGAGACCTGGTGCTATTTGACTTATCGCTTTTGACATGTTATCAATCATCTTTGGATCTTGGAATGTAGTTGCTATCTTAGCAAAAGCATCAGGGAATGATGTTGCACCTTGTAAACCTCCAAAAACATTCGATAACAGAGACTGAGCTGCGTTAGATGTTACTAAATCATTGATAATTTTACCCATCTGGGCTCCATCTGGTAATTTCTGTCCG